ATAGAAAATTCTACGTTCTGGTGCTCTACTTAAACGATAGATGACCAGAGAGTCTTCAATCATTCTAAGTTGATTGAGAGACTTAATTGCTTTGTGTAAATATGAAAGAGTTGATCCCTTATTTCTATCTACAAGACCTGAAGTGCAATATGTAATTGCGTCTTTTGCAATTTTGATGCCTTGCGATGCTCCAGTTTGCATTGGATTGCCAGTAGGATATACTGACTTGGGATTATAGATGAAGTATTCTTCAATCTCAGGAAAGTCATAATCCATGGGATTATCACTCTTGAGTTGTGCTACTGCTCTTGCACCTTTTTCGCCGTCTTTCTTTTTTTGTTGTCTGACATAACGCATTTTCATTGCGTCAATATAACGAAGTTCTTGAATACCCTCTTGAGGATTCTTCAAGTCAATAATTTTATGGTAATAAATGCGACCATCAATATACCAGTTACGGTAAATTTCATGTGCTTTTTTATCAAAATCTAAAAGATCAAGAATATACTTAAATTCTTTACGAATTTTATTTTTAATGCCATCACTAGCATTAAGGTTTGACAGTTCAATTTCTACAGGACTGTCGTTAGAATCAGAGACAACTGCTTCATTTACAATATCTTCAATAGCACTATCCGCTTCAGGATGAAGTGACATTTCACGATATCTTTTGATTAAATCAAACTCAGTACGGTATACACCTTCAATGTCAACATAAGAACCAAAAAAACCACTACTCATGTAATGGTCAGCCCCGTCCTCATTGTTGGGAGGAACGGGACTGACTGCTCCAGGAGATAGTGGTTCGTTGTCCTCAAGTGAGAACCCAAACAATTTTGCCATTATTAAAAATTGACTTTGATCTCTAGTTATTTATTAGACTAGAAAATACTGCTAACTCAGATTGTCGTTATTTCTTGAGAAGTTGGAGACCAGTATTGAACTTGGAATTCAACAGTAAATTCTTCAATAGTATCAGAGTTATCGAATGAAAGATCAATAGCACTAATATTTGTGGGGAATACTCCGTAAAATCTATAAGATTTAGCACGTATTAAACCCTCACCCTCAACACTAGTGAGGTCTGATGCATTTCTCTGCAGTTGATGAACGTATACATCTTGTTGATATTCTGTTGGATTTTGTAAACCAGATCCATCAGAATATTGTCCAATAGACTGCATCCAAGATTCCATTGCGGTGCGAACCCTAAAGTCAGTGTCATTGATGACAGTGATGGTCCAAGTATCAAAAGTACGATCACCTGCTACTTTAAAGGTTCTTCCTCTAAAAGGAACATCGATTGATGCGACATTAGATGCAGGAAGTTGTGCTGCTTTACAAAGAATTGAAAATTCACCTGCGTCAAAGTCTCCTTTACCTGGAAAATTTCCAGGTATTTCTACTTGAAATAGATTAGGACGAGCACCCCCGCCCTTCAGAGTAGATTTAAATCTTTCTATTGAAAATTGGTTTGCCATTTTTGAATCCTCCTTTTGTTATTTAGATATTAGTATCAAACTCTGCCTGCTACTTCTTCAAAACTGATGCCAGTTCTGGTAGCAACAAAGGTAAGAGTAATGTAGTTGATGGACTTAGCAGGTTTCAGGAAGATATCTGCTCTGAACTCATTATTATCAATAACGTCAGGAGTGTTATTCGTGCTGTCGCAAATGACCAGGAATCCGAAAAGTCCTCGTTTTGCTTCAATATCACGGAGATATGGTTCAACAATGTTTCTAAAGTTTGCTCTTGTCAAATCATCATTAAGTTCAAAGAGTTGAGCTTCTGCTGCTCTTTGCAGTGCTTGTTCAATGGTAAGGAACAAACGACGGACGTTGATTCTGTCGAATGCAGAAGCATATCCGAGTGCGGTCTTATCACCAAAGAGGAGTGTTCCAATGCCAGGTGTGGTGACAAAGGAGTTGATTCTTGCAGGATACAGACGATCTCTTTGTGCTTTAGTTGGATTATATGCAAGTTTAATTGCATTGTTAATAACACCTCTCTGCTGTCCAGCAGGTGAGAACCAAGGGAAAGCAGTCAAATTAGTGCGTGTCATTAGACCAGCAACGTCTGCGTTACAAGGAACATAACGGAATTCATTATTAAATCTATCGTATTGATACTTGTATCCACTATCAAATACACAATATGATGATGATGACAGTGAACTGAAGTAATTAATCAGATTATTAGTCTGAGTGGTTGTATTAGTAATATTAACTAAGTTGGTTCTATGAGGACCAACTACTGCCATACAATCTTTTCTCTCATTTGCAAGTGAAATAATATAATTTGCTTTTGCTTGAGATTCGGATTCAGTTGCACAACCAGGACCCATGATCAAGTAATCAACTTCAATTTCATCTTTATTAGCAAAGAGTCCATATGAAGTAATCAGGTTAGAAAGTTCTGCTTTAGCACCTTTGTTTGCAGAATAATCAACACCACCACCGAGGGTATATGATGCATTACCGAGAACTGTGAATGTTACATCTTGTGCGTCTTGACCAAACAATCCGTCAGCAGTCGTGACAGCAGTGAAGTCAGTTGAGAAACCTGATGCTCTAGGAGCAGTATTATGGTGTGCGTCAACCGCCTGTGAAGGGTTGTATCCAGCATAGATGTTTGCGGAATTCTCTGCAAGATAATCCTTGAAGTAGATTCTCTGAGGTGCATTAACATTAGAGATTGCATCTCCTGCCTTAGACAGGTTAACGTGCTTCTCAAGAATGTTCCCCTTAATACCAGTTACTGAACCAG